ATACCGGCGTGAATATGGGGCCATCGGTACAGGTGAAGTGGTTCCAGCGCTGGCTGAACGTATTCAACAACCAGCAGCAGCTCTATCCCGACCTGATCGCCGACGGTCAGATTGGCCCTCGCAGCATCAGCGCGCTGAAGTCCTTCCTGGCTAAACGCGGTAGTGAGGGCGAAGGCGTATTGCTCAGAGCTCTGAACTGTAGCCAGGGTCAGCGTTATCTCGAACTGGCAGAGCAGCGCCCGGCTAATGAGTCGTTCGTCTATGGCTGGATCCGCGAGCGAGTGAGCCTATGACCAGACTGAAAGCTATCCTTGCCGGTATCGGGCTCGCCATCATGCTGGTCCTGGCCGCATTTGGTATCGGTGGTATGCGTGGCCGGGAAAGGGCCGAAGCAGAGGCAGAAAAGAAACGTACCGACGAGAATGCCGCAGCCACCAAAGCAGCTGCCGACCGTCGCGTCGAAGTTACCAGAGAGGCCAGCAATGTTCAGCAGACTGTTAACCATATGCCTGGCGACGATGTTGATCGCGAGCTGCGCGCAAACTGGACCCGCAAAGGTTGAGGTTGTTGATACCGGCTGCGACTGGGTAAAGCCTATCTACGGTACGGCCCATGATTGGGATGTACTGGACAAGCAGACGAAGAAAGACATCCTGGCGCACAACAAATCGGTGCAGGCCAACTGCGCCAGAATAGAACCTCATCCCTGAGGCTCTGACACAGTCTCTCCTCTGGACTTTAAGCATAGCCACCCGGCTAACCGAGCGAGTATTGACTATTGAGCAAATGAGCAATATAAATAGGCCATGCTGTCACACTAGCATCCGCTCTTAATATCTCGCTCTGAAAAAGAGCAGCATCAAACCTCGCCATCGTGCGGGGTTTTTTTACGCCTGAATTTCACCGCGCACCGCAGCGCATTCAACCACGTCGAACCCAACCCTTTGGAATGAGCCTTTGAGGAGTCAGCTAGTGCTGGCGAGCCTCGACGGGCTGATCTCCTATGCGGCAAAGGTTCATCTCAAAGTAAGGTAACCGCAATGACATACCCAACTGTTATTAACGGCTTCGATTTTCGTGAGCTCATCTTCTTGTCCGGTACGGAATCAGCAACTGATACATTCAAAGTGGCGAAGGCTTTCGGGAAGGGCCACAAGGATGTGATGAGAAAGACCAGAAAGGTGATCAGCTCATGCTCACCGGATTTTGCAGAGCGCAATTTTACGCTTTGCCATGAAAACAATGAGTTACAGAATGGTAAGCCTCAGCCATTCTACAGAATGACTCGGAACGGCTGGACGATGCTGGTTTTCAGCTTCACAGGTGCCGCCGCGTTTGCATTCAAAGAGGCATACATCGCCGCGTTCGACTGGATGGCCGACATGATCGCCCAAGGCAAACACAACCTTGAGGAAGAACGGAACGCCGTCATGCTGGAGTTCATGAAAGAGAAAGACGTTGCGAGTATGTCTGGGCGCCTTCTCAATCGCTGGGGAAGAGTGAAAAAGCCTATCCTGCTCGCGAAGATTGAACGACTTGAAAAGCAGAGTCAGATCCCCTTGCCGGGATTTACCAAAGCAATTACTGAATAGGGGCCGCCACTGAGCGGCCTTTTTTATGTCCATTCCAAAGCTCATCTGCTGGTGGGCTTGCTAATGGATATCCCCTTGAGCGGATAAATTGTAAATACACCCTGTAGGGGATAAAATCTTTGATACAGCAGGCATTCACTAATTATGTGTGACAATGCTAATCTTTCTGTGCAAAAACACAGCAAGGAAATGTGCATGAATGAAGAAATGACAATTAGCAAGCTGTATGAAATCGGGAAGTCATACTTTCCTGGCGGGCATTTTCGAGTGGAGATATGGGACCTCGGTGTTCGTTTTGTGCATATGACTACCGAAGATAAAGAGGGACAAACAGCTTTCCTTCAGGCTGATCTTAAGTCTCTTACACCTTCAGCAGTTCGCGGTTTCTTGGATGCTGAAAAACGAGCCTAGATTTCCATTTAATTCGATTCAAATAGTCCCCCAGAGCCCTGCACCAGCGGGGCTTTTTTATGCGCATAATACGCGCTTCAAAGAGAGTCTTTCAGTCGTGGGCCACTGGTTGCTGCTGGTGGCTTTTTTATTGGAGCAAACAATATGCCAGCAGCTATCCCGCGCGCCTGCCGTAAACGCGGGTGCTCCGGCACTACCACAGACCGTTCCGGCTACTGCGATGCGCACCGTAACGAAGGGTGGCAGCAGCACCAGCGAGGACTGAGCCGACATCAGCGCGGCTATGGCAGTAAGTGGGACATCATCAGAGCCCGCATCCTGACGCGTGATCGACACATCTGCCAGCAGTGCCTGCGCAACAGCAGACCACGCCCAGCGGAAACGGTCGACCACGTTATCCCGAAAGCTCACGGCGGCACCGATGAAGATCGGAATCTGGAGTCTCTTTGTTACTCCTGCCACTACCGTAAGACAGCCAAAGAACGGCTGAACCGCCAGTAATCAATAGGTAAATTAAAATGACTGAGTCGTTAAATGATTCAGGGCTGCCGCACGCCTGTCTCAAAGACATCCCCGGCTACCCAGGGTATCAGGCTAGCGATGATGGATTTATTTACTCGCTTCGCTCAGGCAAGGCTCGGCAGCTCTCAATGCGGCTACATAATGGCTACTGGCATGTGAATGTTAATATCGGCTTTAGCCGAGCGACGAAAGTTAAAAAGCAAGTGCATCAGTTGGTGTTGTTTGCATTCGCCGGAGTTAAACCATCGGACATGCATGTCACTCGTCATCTTGATGGCAACCCGCTAAATAACAACAGGTCAAATCTCGCATGGGGAACACCCAAAGAGAATGCCACCGATAGTCTTAACCACGGCACGGCTGTATGCCTCAGGAGAGGACAGGGCGCCTCGGCCACAAAGTTAGCACCAGCGACCATCATGAGCATTGAGCGAGACGCGAAGTCTGGAATGAAAATGGTCGATGTTGCGAAGCGCTATGGCATCACACATACGCATGTACGCCGTATCAGGGATCATGAATGTCACACTGACATATGGACAAGGGGATAGGGCGGGTGAAAACTTCAGGCCCCTACCTGCTAAGGACCGCCGCCTAACCTCTTTTCACATCGCCGCAGGTTAGAAACCTTTTTTATGGGTGCCCCCAAAGTACCCTTTTACTGGAGTTTTCCCAATGTCCGGACCACCGAAAACCCCGTCACACCTGGTTTTGGTGAGGGGGAACCCATCCAAGCGCCCGATAAACCAGAATGAGCCTAAGCCGGAGAAAGGGATACCCAATACTCCGAAGCACCTCGACAAGATGGGTAAATACTGGTTCCAGCAAATAGCGCAGGAGCTGGACAATATCGGCGTACTGACGCAGCTTGATGCGAAGGCGCTGGAGCTGCTGATTGAAGCCTATACCGAATACCGGCGCCACTGCGAAACGCTCGATACGGAAGGTTATACGTACCGGGTGGAGACACAAACCGGTGACGTAATGATAAAAGCGCATCCGGCAGCCGCGATGAAGGCCGATGCCTGGAAGCGAATTCGCGCCATGCTGTCAGAGTTCGGTATGACCCCTGCCTCGCGCAGCAAAGTTAACGCTGGCGGTCCTGATAAGGTAGATCCGCTGGAAGAATTCCTGAAAGCGAGGGACTGATGGCTAAAGTGGCAGACGGAATCCGCTATGCCGAGCGCGTGGTCGGCGGAGAAATTGTTGCGTGCAAATATGTGAAGCAGGCCTGCGCCCGTTTCCTTGATGACCTGCAGGAAGGGGAGAAGCGCAACATTTTCTTCAGCGAGAGTCGCGCGCAGCACATCCTGAATTTCTACAAGTTCGTGCCTCATGTTAAAGGCGACCTGGCCGGTAAGCCGATTGAGCTGATGGACTGGCACATCTTCATCCTGATTAATATTTTTGGCTTCGTTGTTCCGCTGGTAAACGAGCAAACCGGGGAGCAGGTGCTGAGCGACAAAGGCCGCCCGGTAATGGTAAGGCGTTTCCGTACGGCTTATAACGAGGTGGCGCGTAAGAACGCCAAAACAACGCTCTCATCTGGCATCGGACTGTATATGGCCGGCGCTGATGGTGAAGGCGGCGCTGAGGTTTACTCAGCTGCAACGACCCGCGACCAGGCCCGCATCGTATTCAACGACGCAGTAAACATGATTAAGCAGTCACGCGCCGCGCTGGGCAGGCTGTTTGACTACAATAAGCTCGCGATCTTCCAGGAGCGCACGGCCTCCAAGTTTGAGCCGCTTTCCAGCGACGCCAACAACCTGGATGGCCTGAATATCCACTGCGCGATCGTGGATGAGCTGCACGCGCACCGCACCCGTGACGTGTGGGATGTTCTGGAGACCGCGACCGGCGCCCGTTCGCAATCCCTGCTGTTCGCCATTACCACGGCAGGCTTTAACCGTGAAGGTATCTGCTATGAGCTGCGTGATTACGCAGTAAAGGTGCTGAGTGGCGTGGTAGAGGATGACACTTTTTTTGGAATTATCTTCACGCTCGATGAGGGAGACGAGCCGTTCGACGAAAAGGTGTGGCAGAAAGCCAATCCGGGGCTGGGTATATGTAAGCGCTGGGATGACCTTCGCCGCCTGGCGAAAAAGGCGCAGGAGCAGGTCTCAGCCCGCAATAACTTCTTTACCAAGCACCTGAATATCTGGGTAAGTGCCGAATCGGCCTGGATGGATATGATGAAGTGGGAGGCCTGTGAGCCTCTGGCGCCAGTTCATGAGCTGAAAACCTATCCAATGTGGGCAGGTGTTGACCTGGCGAACAAAATCGATATCTGTGCGGCGGTAAAAGTCTGGCGTGCGCCCGCCGGCCATGTGCATGCGGATTTTAAATTCTGGCTGCCGGAAGGTCGCCTGGAGCGCTGCTCACGGCAGATGGCTGAGTTGTACCAGAAATGGAGTGACAGCGGACACCTGACGCTGACCGATGGCGACGTGGTGGATCACGCTGTTATCAAAGAAGACCTTCTGGCGTGGATTGCTGGTGAAAACCTGCGTGAAATTGGATTCGACCCATGGGGCGCGACGCAATTCAGCCTTTCTCTGGCAGAAGAGGGCGTGCCGATGGTGGAGGTGGCGCAGACGGTCCGTAACCTGTCAGAAGCGATGAAGGAAACTGAGGCACTGGCTTACGCCGGGCGCCTGCATCATAACAATCACCCGGTA